TGCGTTAAGACAGGAGTGCGGCCTTAATCAATCTGAGTTGGCGCGAAAAGCCGGACTTTCTGCGCCTACTGTATGGGCGTTGGAAAATGGGGAAACGAAGATGCCGAAGTATGAGACGTTAAGGGATATTGCCGCCGCGCTAGGTGTATCACTTCCGGCCATCATGGCGGACGACCAGCCCAGCGACATAGACGATCAACTAAAAGCCGCCGCTGGCGCTCTGTCGCCACCTAATAAGGCCGCTCTCCTGGCAGCCGCCAAAGCCCTCCTCGATTCCCAAAAGTAGGTAGTTTTTCATAGACGGCAGATGCGATTTCCGCAATTGTTACAATTTATTTTAGGTGCGCCTATTGCTTTATTGTTTTAGGCGTGCCTATAATTACGTCACTGGATAGCAAAACACACCACCAAACGGAGAGCGGAAGATGAATACACCAGACGGCAAGAGCGCATTCCCATTAGGCGATATGCGCGGAGTTCCGGCTGAGGGTGGTATGACGCTGCGCGATTACTTTGCGGCCAAGGCGATGCAGGGAATGGCGGCACGCGAAATACCGGGGACACCAAAAGAGTTCGCAGAAGCAGCCTATAGGATCGCTGAAGCAATGCTCATCGAAAGGAATCAATAATGACAACAGGAATTGCATATCGACGCCCGAAGAATATTTACAAGGTCGGCAGCATGCGCGTCTGGTCGGTCATCAATCCGCCGAACTCGCCGCGACACTATCCGGTGAACAGTTGGCAGCATGCGGCCAAACTAATTGAGGCGCTTGCTGATAGCCAGTTGCTTGATAAGAACATTCACTCCAATGCTTTCGGCTTAGAGGTTTTGGAAAGCGATGGCGAGTGGTGCGAGTGGGAAAACGACGAAGGCGACGACATAAGCACGATTGAGCACACGCATGAAAATGCTTTGCTCTCGGCGCTACAAGAAATATCCAAAGGCGAAGGCGTGTTCAGCAGAGACCCACTTGAGCATGCTAGCAACACAATAAACAGCATGAAGGAAATGGCTCGCGCCGCAATCGCTAAAGCAACAACCTAATCACACATCGCATCACTGGATAGCAAAACACACACGGAGAGACGAAATGGCGACACTAATACAGGTGCAAGAGGCGGCGATAGCAAAGCTCGATGTAACCCGCAGCAGCGTGCTCCGCTACACCAAGCTGCGCCGCTCTGTGTACCGCTGGTATGCAAAACAACTAGCCGCGCTTGGCTACACGCAGCGCCAGGCCAATGAGACGTGGCGTGACGTTCGCGATATGTACGACCTTCGCAAGTGCGCCTCGGAATAGGCACATGAAGCGCCTTAGTGACTATCAGGTGGCGGGAATCGTGCTCACGGTGTTTGCCGAATACCGCGAGAACTATATCGCCCCTGCTGGTTACTACGATGACTCCGCAGATATGAATGATGAAATGCTAAAGCGCGTCAATGCCGCAGGAGCCGCGATGACAGTTCGGCAGTTTAGCGCTCGCTTGTTTCGTATTTGTCGCAAGCTCGCACAGATCGGCGTGCTCTACGGTCGCACGATCTGCACTCAAAAAGAATATGTCGGAGAACCAATCATGGAAAGGCAATACCTTTGGGTCAAACCTTGGTATGCATTAAGACTGCGCCCAGACGGCAGTCATTACGCGCCACAAGGAACGCCGGAAGAAGAATTGAAATTTATGCTGCGACACTTTCCGGGCCGGCAATCTCGCCGCAAAGCCGCCACCTAGTCCACCCATCACACGGAGATATATATGTCACTTTCTAAACTAGCAGTACGCAGACTAACGAAACTTGCTGACTATATGGATGCGCTGCCGCCTGAAGCGCGTAGGCATTTCGATATGACGCACTGGCTAGGTCATGGGCGCAAACATACTCTTGAGCAACACGGATTCAAAAGTGGTCAGCCAATCCGGTCAGCGGAGTCATTGCTTTCTTGTGGGACTTCAGCTTGCGCCGCAGGATGGGCTTCGACAATCCCATCGTTTAGACGCCTCGGATTCAGAATAGAAGTTGATTTAGATGATCCGTTTGGCGGCAAGCCTGTTTATTGCGGGCTTGAAGAAAATCAGGCGCTTTCAAGGTTTTTCGATATTCAGCGCGAGTCTGTTAATGAACTTTTCGGATACGACGTAAAAGCCCACACCCCGAAGCAATGGGCCAAACACTGCCGCCGCTTCCTGCGGGATAACGCTTAATTGCGGAGATATATATGACGAAAGCAGCGTTTACACAAGGAACGTGGATGGCGAGCGGCCCTACCGGACAAACGATGCAAGGGTATTCGCAACCGTGGGCAGTTGTTGTTCAGGAAAAGGCAACTCTGGTATGCGGGTGCTTTGGCGATACGTCAGGAGGGATAGAGGCCGCTGAAGCCAACGCCAAACTAATCGCAGCCGCGCCGGAATTACTTGCCGCTCTTGAGACCGCCTACGAAACGCTAGGCGCAAACAATCATCATTGGGTAGGCCGGAATACCAGCTTAGGTCAGGAATTGCTTTCTGCGATGTGCTACGCGATTTCTCAGGCCACTGGACGCGATGCTCAGGACGTTCAGGACGATTACTGCAACAGATACCTACTCACGCGCAACGTAAGAGGGGAATGAGAATGGCTGAGAAGAAAACAGTTAAACGCGCGAAGCCGGTGAAGGCGTGGGCTGTCATTTCTAAGCATGACGAAAAAATCCACGTATTCCGCGTGTGGGAGACAAGGGCCGAGGCAAGAAATAGCAACGCATGGACGCTAGGTCGTCCATCACGCATCGCCCGCGTCCTAATTACGGAGATACCGAGATGAGCCAAGCCCTGAGCCAGCGCCGCGCACTAGCCGACTTTGCTCCAAAGATGTATCGCAGAGCACGAAAACTTAGCCGCCTATGGACTCACATAAGAATCATCTATACCAAGTGGGATATAGGGAATAGTGACTCTGCCCTGTATCGGATGCACGGCGAACGTGAACAGGTAGACGATGCCATAGCAGCGGAAATGGTAACGCGCTGCAATCTGGTGGATGAGCTACGGCAATTGCAGGGGCGGCTATGAGCGCCTTTGTATTCATGTTTTTTTGCCTTATGGTTTTCGCGTGTCTCTGCGACGTCGTTAATCTTGGAGGTTCTCACCCGCGACAAAGAAAACCTATATCTGTAGGGCTTGATTGCACGGCACTCATTCTGCACTTAGCGACTGTGGCATGGGCCGCTTATCTACTGTGGGGGCGGCTATGAAATTCTTCTACAGCCTACGCCGCGCACTGGCGTTACTAAAAGCCTGCGACAAGGGAAGGCACGCATTTGACAGAGCGGATCATCAGGACACTAAGCGATGCTTAATCTGCGCTCACGTTGCTCCTGTTAAGAGGCGGAGGAAGCCAGCATGAAAGTTAAAGTTAAGGTTTATATATACGCCAGAGTAAACCAATATTCTGACGACAAGATTGAATACATCCCGTATTACGTCGGGCCTGAAATTGGCGATCACATGGGCGCGTTTGTTTTAGAAACGGAAGTGGAATTTGATCCCCCATCTCGCGCCGACATTATCAATAAAACCGTTGCCGTTCTGAAGAATCAACAGCAATCCCTGCGTGCCGAATGCGAAACCAAAGTGCAAAACATCGAGCAGCAGATTCAGGAAATGCTCTGCCTGCCTGCGGCGGTCTCGTGAACGCCCGCATCCAGGTATCCGTTTTCCAAACCGAGGCCGTTCTTAATGTCTGCGGTATTGAATCTCCACTGAGCCTTGATGTTCACTACACATGGCACCGTGGAATAGCCGGTAATAGTGTATCTCCTGAAGAACCTGCTGGAGTAGAAATACAGTCTATCTATAGGAACGGCAGGGCGATTGACGACAAATTATTTAGCGAGGCGCAGTTGGACGCGATGGCTAATGAAATTTTGCAAAACCAATAAAGGAAACTAGCATGTTAAAGAAAGCAACGAACAAGATGGCCTACGCCAAAACCGGCATCTACGGTACGGCAGGATCAGGTAAGACACGCACCGCTGTTGAAATAGCCATAGGCATCCACAAGGCCATCAAGAGTACCAAGCCCATAGCCGTATTCGACACTGAGCCAGCGTTTAGTTTCGTGCTGCCGCTGTTCAACGCCGCCGGTATCGAATTGCTGGTAGACGATGAAAGCCGCGCCTTAATCGACCTGATGAAGTTTATGGATGAAGCGGAAAAGCAGTGCGATATCGTCATTATCGACAGCATTACCCACGTATGGAGAGATGCGCAAGAGAGCTATTTGTCGCGCCTTAACAAGTCCCGCGCGGCGCAGAACAAGAAGCCGCTATTCTCTCTGGAATTCCACCACTGGCGACCGATAAAAGCGGCGTGGGCCGCATTCACCGATAGGTTCCTATCCTCAAAAATGCACGTTATTGTCTGCGGTCGTGCCGGGAACATTTACGAGTATCAGGACAAAGACGATGGTAGCGGGAAAAAGGAACTGATTACCACCGGCACCCGCATGGCAACCGAGAAAGAGTTGGGCTATGAGCCGTCGCTTCTAATCGAAATGATTGCTGACCGGCAAGACGGAAAAATCATCAACGTCGCCTTAATTCAGAAAGACCGCGCCGACAAGCTGAACGGCAAGGAAATACCGATGCCTACATACGCCAAACTCAAGGGGCATTTTGACAGCCTGAATATCGGCGGTGAGCACTTCGACAGCATGGACAAGCGGAACTCGGAGGGCATGTTCCCTGAAGCGGTCGAAGGGTCGTGGGATGGCGAGGCCAGAAACCGAGACATCTACAGCGAGGAAATAAGCGAATTGATGAAAAAGCATTATCCATCGCAGTCCGTGGAGGACAAACAGAAACGCGCCGAATTGTGCGAAAAGCACTTCGGCACCCGTAGCTGGACAAAAATAACAACCACCAACAGCGAAACACTCAAGCGCGGACTTGACGCACTCAAGGCTGATTTGGAAGGAAGCCCCGACAAGATGGCAGAGGTAAAACGTATTTGCTCCAACGCCATCACCATTGCAGACGATGAGATTGCGTATCTGCGGCTTGACGATGCAAAAATCATTCTAGCCGAAATGAAGGAACAGGAACGGACGGCGGCAAACTCAGAAATAGAAGCCGCTACCGCAACCATCAAAGCCCGTAAAGAAACTGTTGCTGCGTAATCATGCTGTTGTCCGAACTACAACCAAGGCAAGTGCGTGGCGTTATATCCCCGCAGGACTTCCGTAGCGGGCCTATGACGCCGGAAGAACGCCGCCGAAGAAAGCGCGAACTAGAGCGCATTCCATGCCCACACAAGAAGGCTGTAATAGCCAAGGCTAGACGCGAACGGATTTTAGGCTACATCGTAACGGCGCGTCCCAAAGCAAGGGAAATCACGAAAGCCCTATCCATCCCGCGCAGCACCGTTTACGACGATCTGGAATATCTGCGCGAAAACGGTCTTGTGAATTGCGAGCCACCGGCAGACGTAAAACTAACTCGTAGGCACACCGAACGACGCTATTTTTTACAGGTAGATTAAATGAACATCCTATCCGAAGCCAAGCGCACCACATCCTCTCCACACATGATATTTACTAGAACTCACTATGAGGATGTGATTAAGGCTCTGGTTGAGTTAATCGAGCCGCCTAAATTCTGGCCGCACAGGTGCAAAGAGTTTTCCGGCGATGTGGCAAAGGGGCAAGAGTGTTCGTGGTGTGGGGCGAGGGAGGCGTGATGGCTAAATCGGCAGAATCAGTCCTGAAACGTATAGCAGAAAAGCGCGGATTGACCGTAGTTCATCGCGGCAACGGCCACTTTCAGATTATTGGCGGCGCGCTGCTGGTGAACTACTACCCTGAGAGCAACAAGCGTGCAGCCTACATTCAAGGGATGGCCTGCGCACATTATCGCGTCAGTCCCGAACAAGCAGTTGAAATGGCAGTCACTCCGCAAGGTCTACCGATAAAGACGAAACGGCGCGGCAAATACCACAATCGCAAGATGCTGATGTATCGCAAAAGCAATGTCTGCTACCGCTGCCAGCAACCGATACTGACGGCAGACGACGCGACCATTGACCACCGTGTGCCGCTATCTCAAGGTGGACTCGACCACCACAACAACATGGTGCTCGCGCATACGAAGTGCAACCACGAAGCGGGCAACAAGATGCCCAGGAGCGAAGGAGCAACAATGACTGACCAAGCCAAACCGAGCGATGTATTGCAGTCCATTGCGGATGTGCTGTTGGGGTGTCCGGAGGTTTGGACGCAAGACGCAGACGCAGAAAATGTCTTTGGAAATGCGGTTCAGTATTCATCGCCGCACGCGACTAAATGGTGCGCCCTTGGTTTAATGAAGGCATGCGCTGGATATCGTGGCGAAGATATATGTCGCCGCTACTTTATCAGCGCCATTTTACCAGCATCTATATCTTCTTGGAATGACATGCCGGGACGCACCGCCGCCGAAGTCCAAGCCGCCTTCCAGAAAGCGGCTGATCTTGCAAGGAGCGAGGGGAAATGACTGACCAATCGAAAGTAAGCGTGAGCCGGGAGTTGCTGGAGGAATGCCGCGATTGGGTAGCTAATGACGGCTATGGAAACGTGGGACGTAGGGCATTGGTTGCGCGCCTTTCTGCCGCGCTCGCCCAGCCAGCCCCGGCGCAGGCAGACGGATGGATTGAGCATGATGGAAGTGGACTGCCTGTTGATGGGCGATCTTTGGTAGAGATAAAGCGACGCAACGGAAGTATCGGAGCCGCTTTTAACGCGCTCGCTCTTTTTGGGTGGCTTCACGATAACAGCCAATACGACATCATCGCCTACCGAATAGCTGAAGGCGCGAACGAGACCGCAGCACAGCAGGCTCCTTCGGGTAATCCCGTTAGGATCACAGCAAATGTCGCGCCTGCTGCTGCTGCGGCCCCCAACGCACAGGAGCCAGAGGCGAAGGCTGCCGAGAATCAACAACTACGCGATGCAATAACAGTTTGGCAGCAGGCGAACGATATAAAACGAGATAATTACGACAAGCTAGAGGCCGAACTCGCCGCGCTCAAGTCGAAGTTGGCCGAGCTGGAGGCGGATGCGGAAAGGCTTGATTGGCTGTGGCGCAAGCTGGCATCACAGGAATTTTTCAGACTTGTCGGAAACAATGCAAGGGAAGCAATCGACGCCGCCCGACGCGCAGGGGAGGCGGGATGAGCTATTCCAGAATGATCTGGTCGTGTTCGCATGGTAAGACTCTCAAAGAGGATTGCCAGCAGTGCGAAACTATTTGGAGCCGCAGCTTTATGACCGCAGAACAACGCGGCATGGCAGACTTTTACAACGTCAATACGAAGGATGAATTGATTGCGGCGCAGGCGCACCACATAGAGAAATTGCAATCTCGTTTGCCGCCACGAATAGACGAGCAACCGGGCAGAGTGAGGGAGGGATAAATGACCGAATCAGCGATGAGAAAGCGGGCGCACGATCTACTCGTGCAACACGGAATATTATTTTATTCGTACGGCGTTATAGATGCCATGCTCATCCTATCCGCCGAAGTCGCCCAGGCCGAGCGCGAGCGGTGCGCGAAGGCGTGCGATCACTGGGCTACGCAGAATCACGTCTATGTGAACGGCGCTATCCAATGCGCAAAGGATATACGATCAAACTTTCTTGGCAACGAAGCCATCGAACAACTGCCGCCTGTGAGCGCGGGGGATGTGGTTAGCGTGCCGAGGGAGCCGACTGCGGGAATGTTGCAAGCAGCGTGGAACCTTACTGCGCCTGATTCTGCAAACGAGATTCCGGCCCCAGCGTTCGCTAGCGCGATGACTAAAGCCTACAAAGCCATGCTCGTCGCCTCGCAACTACCCGCGCCCCCTGTTGGCGGGAAGGATAAGTTGGGTTAGCCACATGCACGATTGCTCAATTTGTGGGTGCGCATGTTACTGTCATGGCGACATAGATGATTGTCAGGTCGAGACTGTCGATTACAGCTACATGCATTGCGATGGATGCGGCTGTTCGGATGATCCTGACGATGGCTTTCTCGATGAGCGCGACGATTGGATCATCCCGCCGGATAACTTAAGCTCATGCCTATTCCCATCCTCCTGCTGCATGCCGGGAGAGCACTCGCCAGATGAATGCCATACGCCGGAAATGCTAGAGGCTGCGTATGAAGAAGCGCGCATACCGAAACGATGGCCCGCTCCGTGACCACCAGCGCCATTATGACGCCAGACGAACTGGCGGAAGTTACTGAGGACATCCGGCGTTATGCGCGGTTGTCGGCAAGCATCGGCAAAGAGAATCTTACGCAGGAAGAAGCGGCGCACCATTGCGGCCTATCTATACGACAGTTTCAGGCTGTTTCCGCCAGTTACGGCATCCGATGCATAAAATTCGGCGGGAAGTTACTATACCGCCGCACCGATCTTCAAAGGGCAATTAACCTCGAATGGCAACGCTCAGAGCAATTGACGGCGCATGGATCATCGACTGGCGGGACTCCGCAGGCAGGCACCGTAAAACGCTTGGGCGCATCGACACGCTCCCGGAGCGCGAAGCGAAGCGAATCCTCAAGCAGCGAAACCTCGAACTCGCCGCAGGTTACAGCATCCTGAACCCGCAAAGAGCCATCACGTTCGGACAATTCGTTATGGATTACCTTCAATGGCACGCCGCCGAGTTTCCATCAAGCCACTACCGCACGGCGCAGATCGTTAATCAACACTTGCTGCCGGAATTCGAATACCTTGCGCTGGACGCCTTCAACCCGCGTCAGGTCGATCAGTGGAAGCATCGCCGTATGACGCCGCGCGAGGATCGGCCCAAGTCAGAGACCGTCGCCAAGGAACTTCGAACGCTCAAGGCGATACTTTCGAAAGCCGTGGAATGGAAGTCCATCAGGGAGCACCCGATACCGCACGTTTCCGCCCCGCTGTCGCTGGATTCGAAGCCGCCCAGGTTCTTCACAAAGACCGAACTGGACGCGATCTACGCCGCCTGCAAGCTGGAAGTGAACGCAGGGGAAGGCCCGCAGCCGAACCCGTTGCACGCTTCAATATGGCGACTGTTCGCAAATACCGGGATGCGCCGTGGGGAAGGCCAGATGCTCAAACGGGCATGGATTGGGCAGGAAGCCATGAAGATACTCAGCACCGACGAGGAACGAACCAAGTCAGGTAAATGGCGGGAGATTCCCCTTACCAATGGGGCTAGGCGCGCGCTGGAAGAGCTGCCGCGCAAAGGGGCGCTTGTGATACCGCCGATGGCTCCTGCATCGCTGTCACGGGCCTGTATCAAAGATATACGCCGCGCTGAACTGGACGGCAGCCTGCATACCCTGCGCCACACCTACATCTCGCACATGGTTATGGCCGGTGTGCCACTTCGAACGGTTCAGAAGCTGGCCGGACACTCGACCGTGGCGGTCACAGAGCGTTACTCCCACTTGGACCCCAAACACTTGCACGACGCGGGCCGCGCGATCAGCCTATGACTGCCCAAATCCTGCCCACTTCTGCCCAAAAATCCCGTACTGTATGCGCCCGTATGCGCCTCTATGCGTGCAATTTACCTATGAAACTGTGGCGTCCCCACGGGGATTCGAACCCCGGTTACCGCCGTGAAAGGGCGCATGTTCAAGGGGCTACAGCACTAGTTCCTGCCCATTTCCTGCCCAAATTTCGCAGGAATCACCTGAATTTTACACCGCCGCACATCCTGTGCGCGGCGTCCGTACGTCCATAACCCAAGGAGAACAGCATGAACATGGATCAAATTGCCCGCGTTTGTCACGAAGTGAACCGCGCCTACTGTCAGGCGCTTGGCGATAACAGTCAACCAACGTGGGAGGAAGCGCCGGAATGGCAGCGCGCATCGGCTCGCATGGGCGTAGACCTTCACTTGATGGGCGACTTCGGCCCCGAAGCCTCGCACATTAGCTGGATGCAACAAAAGGTTGATGAAGGCTGGAAGTATGGGCCGGTCAAGAATCCCGACGCCAAAGAGCATCCATGCATCGTGCCGTTTGCGGAACTGCCGCGCGAGCAACAGGCGAAGGACTTCATCTTCCGTGCCGTTGTCCATGCGCTGAAAGGTCAATCATGAAACCCACGCACCGCATAGCAATAATCTCAACCGTAGGCATAGTGTCAGCCTGCGCAGCGTTCGGCACGCCGCACGACGATTTCGTAAACCGCATGTATGACTGCGCGAATAAGAACAAGTGCATGAATTTTTGGCTGGACGAAGTTATGGCCGATGCGCCCAAGGCGTTAAACGGAGATCGTATCTACATTATTCCGATCAAACCGGGCGACAAGGTTCCCATGCCACAGGGCGGCTTTGTCGGTGAAGGCGCGACTACCCTGTTAAGCAACTGGATAATTATCAGAGCGCAACCAAGCGCCGCCAGAATGATCGCCGTGCTGGAGGATGAGATTAGCCACCAAAAAGGCAAGCGCCACGAAAACGACACTCGCGGCATAGTGGTAGATGAACGCGCCGCAGCTTGGGCTAGTCAACGCGAGCGGGCGCTTAGTCGGGGGATGCCGTGAGAACAGAGTGCTGCCGTCCGGTGCCGGGAAGTATGCGGTGCGTCGATTGCCCGTATACCGTGCCGTCATGCACGCACGAAGCGGCTCCGGTTTCGTTCGACAGCGCGGCAGCGCAATCTATGGATTCTTATGCTGTGCGTAAGCACTTCCCGCGCTTCAACGGCTATTGCCCTACGTGCGGCGTGCAACTTATCCGGTATGCGTCAATGGAGCACTGCGTTGCAGGTGATTGGTAACGCACCCCGCTCTAGTGCTATGCTTATAAGGTGATTAGATGAACCGAAGAAAACGCTCAACAATGACTGAAGCGGATTGCCTTGAAGCGTTGCGCGCTTTTTCGGGTAAGGTAAGGCGGCATGCAGAAACATCGGCTAGTGCGTTCCATGAGGAATTACCTAGAGAACGGCTGACCGTGGCATTTGAAATAGAAGGTAACTTTGGTGATGGCGATGACTTATTCGAGGCAATCCGTGTAATGAGTGGTAGAAAGTTGCCTGCGTTATGACCACCCGCCGCTCATTCCTGACTTTATGAGAGAATGCAAAGACTGTTTTTACAAAGCTAAAAGCGCTGCTACTGGCGACATTTATTGCGCGTCTCCAGATCGTAAGCAGATTTTTCTTGAGCACGAACGCGCAAAATCTAAGCACTCAGGATGCAGGCCAGAAGGTAGGAATTGGAGGCCAAACATTCCCCTGAAAAACAAAGCGCGACGGCTTGGAGTAGATATACCAATATTCATTACTACCCCTACGCCGTAGTGCTGTCTGCGCCGGGACTATTGAGGATGTGCGGGAGTTGGTGAAGGAGTGAGACTATGAGATACGAACTAATGCAGCCTTTAGTATTGTTCTTCAAGGGACTCATGGCGCGTCCGGTAGCAAGGGATAGCGTCATGTTAAGGCACGACTTCTTGCAGATAAAAGAAGGAAGAATTGCCATGTGCGATATTAACGCCCCGCTATATCGCAACTGCCTAATAACTGACTCAAAAATAGATATCAGCGGCGATTGCTACGGGTGCTTTTCCTCGGTCAGCTTCCTTAGATGCCAATTATTTTTAACGCCGCACAACATGAAACCGTTTACGAATTGCCTGTTTGTAGAATGCAAAATGAATGACGAGCCAGTCGATAAAGACGGCAAAGTAATAACGGAGTGACTATGATTACCCGCAGAGGACTTTTAGCAGCCTGTATCGCAACGTTCGCAGCACCGGCTATCGTTCGGGCTGGATCGCTTATGGCTTTGAGTGTGCCGAAGCTGGTTCTGTGGGGCGATGGTGTTCACGATGATACTGCCGCATTAAAGGGATTGATCGGCGGCGTCGATGTGCGGAAGCCAAACGGCGAAAGATTTTTATACGTAGACGGCGTAGCTCAAATCGGTAGCGGAAATTTTCTCGTGAAGGACACGCTGTATATGGACAACAGCAAGGCGTGTTTTCTCGGCAGCACATTTAACTTCAGAGAAATGCCTGTAGATAGCTATGGCATTGTTCTTATGAATCCTTGGCCTGAAGATAAACCGCCTTTCCGACATGCCAGCGTTTCTTTAGCTACCGCGAAGTGGTAGAACTCCCCGCCACGACATCGGAAAAGTCAGCAGGCCAAGCAATATCAGTAGGCCACTGACCTGTAGCGATCATGTTGCAGATACGATTACAGCGGACCGGCCCGACATCGTTTGCCCACATTGAGTTTTTAAAGCCGATAGCCGCTCTGGTGTAATCCTTAATGGCGAAGGCTGCGAGCGTGTTTTTGAAGGTGGACAGCCCTTTATCTACACCGTTACCCCATCCCATATTAAACATGAGATTCGCAATGGTATTCTGGCGAACATCGTCCATGCCATGCCACCACGGACAGTGATGATTCAGGTCTGAAATGGCACCCTGTATATCAGTTTTGAACCATCGCGAGCGTACGTCAGCAGGGACTAAAACTCCTATCCTGTCAAATCCAGGCTCAGGGTGAGCTATCAGATTATGGCCCACCCCCCCGGTTAATATTCCCTTGGTATCGAGGTACGTGCGTGTCGGTGCGCCTTCCTCTATAGCAAGCTGGATTTCTAGGCGCTGGAGGTTCAAGGCTTAGTCCGCGTGCAACTGATTTCGCAAGGCCATAATGCGGTTGTTCAGGTCATTCCATTCGGCCACGGTCGGGTCTCTCTTGTCCTTTTGCATGGACTCAAGGGCTTTTGTGCCGTCAGTGACGAGTGAGCTTATGTCTTTACCGGCCTGAACCAAAGCAGGTAGCGCGGACATCAGTTGTATTGCATAGGCTAGGGCAGGCATTATTTGCTCCCAATAGTTGAGGTTATGGAAAGAAAAGCCGCCAGAGCCGACTTTGCCGAGGCTACAGCGGTTGCCAGAATGTCCGCTCCGAAACCAGGGCTACGGACGGCGCTCTCTGCCGCGTCAAGGGCCGCTGCTGCTACGTCGTCGGCCTTTTTGAGTTGAGATATCACCGCCTTGTCCGAGCACGGCTGCGGGGCTTTGGTGCAATCTGGAAGGTGTTTATAGGCTACGGCTGCGGTCAGGGCTACGGAGTATGCAGACTTCGCTTGGAACACGCTTTGACTTGGCGACTCAGGAGTTGCGCATCCGGCTAGTAGAACTAGGATTGCTAGGTATTTCATGTGGTTCCTTTCGTTGTGGTAAGATTTAATTGCTCACCCCTCTCGGGCCGGTAGAGTTAGAGGGTCAGCCCAAACACTGCGTAGACTCGTCATAGTTTGGGTGGTAGACGAGGCATGCCGGTCAACCCTTCCCCTCCGTCTTGCCCGTGGCTTCCGCAGCAGGGATAACTCCATCGTGTGCTGCGGCTAGGTCGGGCGTTACTTGGGGCGGCACATTCCGCGCTAAGTCCGGCGCAGATTTCGCAATATCGCCCATAGTCTGTGTCTGATCTTGGCTTTGCTTGCTTGAGCCTAGCCAGTAGCCCACGGCCAGCAGCGTTAAATTGATGATGGTTTGCAGCATCATTGAGCGTTCGGATTGATCGTTATTCCAGAACACCTGAACCGCCGTAAGCCCGAACTGAATCAGCAGGCAATAAGTAACGGTGCGCTGTGTGGAGAACTTTTCTTGATCGACGGCAAACTCATGCTTTCCGCCAATGCAATCATCCTTACGCTTTTTCCTGCGCAGATTGGTTATGAACGCCGCGACTAATAGGCCGAATGAAAAGCAGAAAATCTCTCGCCAGTATTCGGCCATGACTCTAGAACTTGCCCCAAATGGTAGAAAGCGCCCAAAAGAACAAACCTAGCCATCCGATGCTAACGGGTCCGGTCGGCACATTGAACGATGCAAGCAACAGCAAAATACAGGCTACGATTACGAGTGCGAGTACCATTGTGATTCCTTTACGTTGTTTCCCTGAAGTCAGTCGCCGCGCCGATTCTCGCCCCTGCTGCGCAGTCTCATCTCACCCATAATTTCTGCCTGCTGCCTTTCAATCTCTCGAAGCATGGCGAAAATCTTATCAATGGTGTCTTTGGTCTCTCTCCGTCTGTTTTCCACATCAACAGGATTGGGTAACATCCCGCGAGTTTCATGGGCGAAATCCCTGATTGCGTAAATACTTTTATCAATGATGTCGAGGCGTTCATCCTGCTTATTGATGCGTGCGGATAGCATCCTCCAAACCACGGCGAGTAGTCCCGTAACTGCCATCCACAGGATTTTTGCGAGATCGTCCATATCGCAATTTAGTGGTTATTAAGTTTCCAACCAAAAGAGCTTGTATCTGTTCCGCTGGAACTCGTAACCACGAATGACGTGCCTCCGGTTATCGTGCTGACCGCAAGTACTCCAGGAGTGCCGCCCGCAGTCGTGGGCGTCAACGTGATAACATCGCCCGCTTGGACTTCAGCGGTATTAATAGTCACCGTTCCCCCGGTAAGAGTCGCGGTCCCGGCAGACACGCCAATGCTCAACTTGTTGTTGCTCTTGGTCATTGCCGTGCCTGTGTCATTCAGTCCTGAGGTCTGATTCTTAGACAGGGTATTACCTACTATCGTGCCGTAAGAGCCGGAATTGTTAATGCCCCACTTCTGCCCTGTGGCCCCTGTGTTTACTGAGGTGTTATCGGATATGGTGGTGTAATCAGATACGTTCACTATTCCAGAATAGGTGTTGGCTCCCGATGCACTGGAGTTCACCACGTTGTTATTGCCTATGTTGTTCTGGCTTCCGGCGTTTATATTTATGCCGTCTTTTCCAGAGTCATAAACGGAATTACCGGATATGTTTGAAGTGGTAAGACCGGAGAAGAACATCCCATACTCACTAGATGCCTGTATGGTATTACCAGTAACCATAAGACCGTTTTTACTTGAAACGTCCGAGTAGATTCCATGCACACAGTCAGAGATGGTGTTCCCGGATAAGGTTGTGTAATCGCAGGAGCCTCTGAGTCTTATGCCCTTAGTCCCCGCTGAAATTACCGTGTTACCAGATAATGTGTCGTAACCAGATGACGCAAGGCAAATCCCATCTTTGCCTGTCGTGTAAATCACATTACCTGTTACTGTCGAATATCCTGAACCGTCGCTGTTTATGCAAATAGCGCCTACTGGAAGGCTTGAATCATCTTGAGTTACCGCGGTGTTTACAAGCAGGTTCCCGGTGAGAGTGTTGAATACGCTACTGGCAAGATAGATTCCACAGCCGTCTGTAGTGCTAACCAGATTAGATGTGATTCTGTTGTAATTGCTATGTGAGCCGTTATCGTCGTAAATGGCTATCCCGTAACCGTGGTCTTGATCTTCAGGTAGAACTCCGAATATGGCCGCTCCAAAGCAGGTGTTTTTATCTATCACCCCTTGGGAAAACACGAAGCAGATTATGTTGTATCGAACGTCTGTGGAGACGCATCTATTATTTATTAGATAATTCCCTACGTTAGTCCCTGTGTAGAAAACGATATCTCCGTACCCGTCGTTTTCTCCGGTTCCGTTGTCGTGTAGATAGTTGTTCTCAATTAAACAATTAGTGGCACCGTTAAGAAAAATTCCGCCGCTAAGACCGTCAGGGGCAAGAGTGGCACCGCTAACCTCGCAATTTCTGATCGTCACCTTTGTAACGTCAGTACCAAAAATCCCTCTCGCACACACGCCAGATAAAACAATTCCGTCAAGGGTCAAGTTACTTGCGCCGTCAGGTATGGCTAGTCCGAGGTCTGTTACGTTCAACGTAATCATCGACCCCGGTTCCATCGTGATGATTCCGCTTGAAGGTAAGTCAAGTTGAGAACTGGCTGTGTAATCTCCACGGATTATTAGATTCTTCCCTTCAGCCGCATCAAATGCAGCCTGTAATGTCGGGTAGTCGCTGGAGTACAAAGTCTGTGTAGTAGTCAGCCCGATATAATCAAGCGTCCAGATCGTTACTCCTGCTGATGTTTTCAGAACGAATTTGTATAGCTTTGTAGAGTCTCTCCAGACAGAGGCGCGGCCTGACGCATCGCATTCAACGGGATTTTGATTCTGGTTATCTCCGCTTGAATCCGTCCATGTCGGGTAAGGCGTAGAACTGTCAGCGAGAAACGTATAGAGCAAAGCTCCGGGAGACGCTAAACCATCAGCGCCTATCGCCTGAAAGTTTGGGTTTGGAGTTTCTATGTAGGCCATTTATCTTTGTCCTTTTCTTTCTGCATCACTAACTAATGCCTCTTGCGAACGAGCAATATTTCCCGGATAGAATCGCGTGCCGAGCATGTATCGCGCTATCGGCCCTTTGGCGTCCCACAGTAGGCTTGCACCTTCTTTGGTGCGGGCCAGCGCCGCCCCCGCCATGTTTGCCTGCCCTGCGTTTTGCGCCAGCAGAAAGTCTCTCAACCGCTTCGCCGTTTCCGGGTTGTGCAGCGCGTTTTCCATGATGTCGCTGAATTCCTTTTGCCCTAACTTCGTGGCGACTGGAGCGGCAAGATTGAATAGACCTGTAGCTAATCCTTGGCGTCCGGCACTCGTGGCCCGGTATTGCGCCCACACAGTCGCGGTAGATACGCCGGTCATGTTTTTAACAATGTCCGGACCCTCAGTGGCAAGCGACCCTTTTACGGGGTTACGCTCGATGATCTTCATTGCCTTGGCTATATCCTCCAGAGCAGACACATGCTGCGGCGTAAGCGCCATGCTTAACGTCTTTTTGTTCTCAGCAATAAAGTCGGACATACCGGAAGCCCCGCCAGCATTGCGGGCACGATCCATCAAAAGGCGTTGAAACTGTTCCCTCGCGTCTTCGTTAAGGCGTCCAATGGTGTTCCCCATCACGCGCGGATTCTTGATTGCCGCATCCACCAACTGATCCACGGTGTCGAACTTCAGCCCCTTGGCGGTTTCCTGCATCCGTTGTCCGGCATTCATTACCTTGGCCGCTTCCGCGCCGATCATGGAAATATCATCAGAAGCATTGACGCCTGATTTTTTGAATGCCTCTAGCGTGTCTCGATGATCGGCAATGAACTTGTTATGCGCCGCCATATTTATGACGCCCGTGCTTTTGTCCACCACGGCATCCCTGTATCTATCGATAATTCCAGCCTTAGTCGCTGTAAGAGACTCGCTGTTTTTGCCGAAAAGATTACTGAACTGACTGGCGCGAGTCAGCCCGCCTTGACTGTCGGGCTTGAAATATTCCGATGTGAATTTGTCCGGGAGTATCTTCGGCTCGTTTACTGAGTTTTCCTGAAACATGCGAAGGTTCGAGCCTTCCTTAAATCGCGGAACGAACTCAGTACGATACTTTTCAAGCGCGGCACGATATGCTTCTTTCGCTTCGGGCTTCAGGCCGCTCGTCATAACCGCTTCGTCAATCGTTTTGTGCAACTGATAGAGGTTGCGCAACTGCGTCGCGGCTACCGGGCTATTTGAACGACCAGCTTCAGCTATGTCGGCGTTGATGGCCTTTCTCAATCCGTCTATATCGCGCAAAGTCACGGTCGCGTCGCCGGGTTGTGCTGCTTTCAATTCCTGCGTGAATCCGAAGCCCGTAGGCTTAGTCTCTGGCGGCTTCAGTTTTTGTATTGCAGATATAGTGTTCGGTGCAGACTCTGGCTTTACTTGGGAGAGTTTGGTTCCTAGAATTTCCTCCGCCTTGGTAATTACCGGAGAAAGGTCAACGGCCTTTGATGTGTCTGCGGCAAATGCTTTTTCATAAGCCGCGCTGATAGCCGGACGCGCAGCGGCTTTTTCTGACTCTGCGATATCTCCCATGCGCTGCCCAAGGGCGAGCTGATCCGTGGATGGAACCCGACCTGCAACCGCCGTAGCCTGCGCCTGAGCCGCTTTTGCTTCGTCCGAAACACTTTGATTCACAGCAGAACGAACGGCAGTAGGCGCTCCACCTTGAGGGGCGTTAGCATCGAAATACTGATTTACCGCTGTCGTGTTTGCTTTGTTTCGCGCCGCCTCAGCGTTGAGGTTCTGCGGCGAACTCATGGCATACCGGCGCTGCATATCAAGCAATGCCGGTGTATCCGCCATCTCCCCTACGGAAGCCTTGAATCCCGGCAGTTTGCTTTGCAGGGTTAAGGCTTGGGTAATGTTCTCCGCGGCGTCCGGCGACCCCTGAACCGCGCGCTTGGTTTGCCCTTCTACAATACGTTCAACAAACGGCGCTGCGTTCGTTCTTGCTGCTGCAGCGGTATTCCCATTCAGCAATTGAGACGCGCCCGCAGGGTATTTTGAGAGCATGGCGGGAGCACCTACACCAAGCGCCAAGGAACCAGCCAAGCGCCCAGCCACGCTATCGTTTGTTACCTGCCCTCCCATCTCGCCGCCTGCTCCAGCAAGACCGCCGATACCCATAGACTTCAGCAAGTCCATCAATAGGCTTTTGCCAGCGCCAGTAGGTGATGCGAGACCGCCTGCTCCACCCTCTACGAGAGCGCCGGTTAGCTTTTCTCCAGTATTGCGTCCCTGTAGGTTTTTGACGCCAAACAGGTCTTTTAGGAATGTCGTGTTTACGTCAGTACCGAACGTCCCGGTTCTGGTGATTTCCGGTAATTCAGTCGGTCTGCCGGTGATGGCTGACACCGCCTGCGGTATTCCAGTAAAAGCAGAAGATGCCCGCGCAAGAGCCAAGGCGCGAGGCACAACGTCCATAACATTGCCAACACCGCTTGCCAGTCCAGACTTTGCCTTGTCGATATAGATGTCTGCTGCACTAGCGTTACCGCCGCCACCGCGCTGGATTTGAGCAGCAGCGTCAGCAGCAGCAAGTAGTTCTTGCAACGATTTATCCACTACTGCGTCCCGAATATCGCATTTGCATCTAACCCCATCGCCGCTGCGCGAGACTCTATTTCCTTGCGCTTTTGCTGGTTCTGGTAGTCCAGAGCCTTGAACCTGTTATTTATGACTCCCCAAAATTCGGCGCGCGTTGCATCAGGCAACATACGGCCATTGATAAAACCTGAGATTGACGCCTTCACGCGGTCAGGCAAATCCGGTTGCTGCAATAGCTGCCGTATGTCCAGATTGGATATCTGGTCACCCTTCGGATGCGTGAGCGCAACATACAGCTTTGTCAGTGCGGCATCGTCAGCGGCAGTCGCGCCGCTTTTAGGTATGGCTGCCATGTATTGCGCGGCCTGCGTGACCGCAGGAGCAATCGTGTTGTATTGCTTAACAGGCGGATGGTTTTCATACATACGCGACAGAGAAAGCGCATTATTGTTGCCGGTACTCACTCCAGCGGACGGCATCAGAGGCTTGCCATCTGCTCCCATTACTGGCTTCGGTATGCCGTCCTCGCCTACCTGCATAATTCCTTGTGCTGTATTCAGGAATTGTTGGCGTGGAGGCGGACGATTAGCCGCCCTGTCAGCGGCAAGTTGCTCCTGCAACGACATACGATCACGGGCTAAATCAGCCATCGTGATACGCTGGTCTCGTCTATCTTCCATGCGCTGCCCTAGTTCTTCAGCGCGGCGCGGGCCGGTTACAAGTTCGCCTATGGCGGCCTTGGGGTCTGCCTGTATCAACGCGCTCTGCAACTCGTTTGGCGCTGGAGCGCCGATACGAACAGGCAGCCCTAACTTATCTCTCCTCAGAGCCTCCTCAAGAGCTTGCTCCATAGAAGGAACGACTTTTGCAGCAGGCAGGCCATATTCCGCAGACGCACCCAAGAATGAGCCGGGTTGCGGATTGAACAATGACATAAGGCGGTTTTGTCCCTCCATCTGACCCGCTGTGTTCAGCGCCTCAATACGCGACTTCGCCGCCGCCGCCTGATGTTGCGGAACCTGGGCATTCCTATCTTCAATGCCCGATTGCAAATACTGCAATTGCAGCGGCAGCATTTGTGTGTCGTGCTGCGTCTGAGCGTCCAAACGTTTATTCTGCTGAATCATGTGAACGATCTGCATAAGCGAAGCCAGCCCCGCCATAGGGTTCTGCTGCTGCTGTGGCGTCTGTGCGCCTAATGCAATCGAAGCGTCTATGGGAGGCATGTTATTTACCCGTCAGTGTCGGCAGGAGCTTCATCAGTTCATCCCACTGGGTAGCTTGGTTGTATGAGTTGATCCCACCCTGAACCGCGTTACCAAGGCCCATGTAGCCGCTTGCACGGGCATTCCCTGCCCCGGTTATGTTCCCGGCTACACTGTTGCCTGTCTGAGCGCCAAGCTGCGCCCCTGTGTTAGTCGCCGTCTGCCCGATTCCAGCAAGAGCGGCATTCCGGTTGAACACGTTTCCAAACTCGTTACTGGCTATCCCCTGCGCGTATTCCTGCCCTGCTTTTAAGGCTCCGCCTGAGTAGAACTTGCCCGCAGCCCTCAGTCTGTTATCCAGTGCTTTCTGGCCCTCATCGAAGCGGAACTGATAGCCGGGGTCGAGTTGCATTGCATCGAACTGCTTGCCGGGAGTCGTGAGATTGGTCAGATTCCCTAATGCCCCGTATCCAGCTTCACGGTAAGGAGCTAAGTCCGCCCTGTTCTGGTTGAACATGGACATCAGCATGTTGTTTGCTGATCCAGCGGCGTTCTGTTGAGCGCGGGAAGCTAAGAAGGACGAAAGCCCCTGTACGGTCGTTCCAAACAGTTGAGCGGCCATCTTTGGGCCAATGGCCTGAACGATCTTTTCGAGCATATTTTGCTCAGTCCATCCGCTCGTCCCGTCTGTCGCTTCAGCAGCCCCCCATCCTGTCAGGCCGTTGTCCACACCATTAAGCGCGTCCTCTGCTTCCGCTGCGCCCCATCCAGTCAATAAATCGTCCATACCGCCTCCATTCGCCCCTCCTGAATCGCCGCCGCTTTTCATCAATGACGACAGACCTTGAGTTGCCGCAGAACGCGCTAGACCTTCCGGCGTCAGTGAGTTGGATAGATAGTTCTTAATCATGTCAGTCAGGCCGCCGCTACCCTCGCCAACGGTTCCTGCGCCCGTTACGGCTGCGTCAGTAGTCGCCCCCGGTCCTGCTGCCTGCATACTCCAGTAGCTTTCAGGTAGTGCGCCACCGCTGACAGCTTCACCTCCGCCCAAGGCACCAGCCCCGCTCAACGCAATCCCACCAACACCAGCCATCATCAGAGCCGGGAGAATCGTTGACCACGGATCATTGCCCTTCTGCTGCGTGTCAAACCACTTCTGCATATTGTTTGAGTAAGTCTGGTATGTATCGTTATCGGCTATATACATTCCAGTTGACGGGTCATACTGATGTGGCAACGTCCCGCCAAACATAATCGGGTCTATCTGCCAGCGTCCATCCGGCAATTGTTGCGCGCCGATGTTGAGCGGGTTTCCATCGTCACCTAAACCTTTGTATCTAGGGGTCTCGCCAATCTGATAGAAGGGAGTTATGTCTGCCATTTATGCAAACTCCCAAACACGTATGCATCCGTTAGCCCCGTTAGCGCCTGCGATGGCTGTAGATGAAGTTCCAGAACCACCACCACCACCCCCATAAACACGCCCTGCGGTTCCTGCTAAACCGCCTGTCGTTGCAACGGCACCAGCACCACCGGCTCCAAGAACAGCACTACCGCCCTGGCCGCCTGCGCCCTGAGTCGTGCCGGTTCCGAGTCGAATGCACCAACCGCCATCACCGCCGCCTATCTTCAAATCTCCCGTACCTGAAGCAGCAAGACCACCAGCAACACCGGCAGAGGTAATCAGCGTATTTCCAGCGGCCATTACAGTGCCGCCAGCGCCGCCTTTAGCGACAATGACAGTTGTTGCCCAAGTAGAATCAGCACCGGCATTTCCTGTAGCTCCAGCAGCCGCACCGCTTCCGCCAGCGCCACACGCATAGGCCACGGTCGCGCTAACGCCCGTAATCCACGAGGCCGAATAACCACCGCCACCACCGCCAGCGCCGACGCTCACCTGAGTAGATGAAGTCGCGGCACCGCCACCCTGACCACCACCTGCCTGCACTTCGACGTAAGCAGCCCGACATCCAACTGTCGGCGTCCACGTTCCAGATGCAGCGGTAAGGACAGTTACCTTTATCAGTCGGTAATCCAGCGTTGTCATACCGGCCAGAACAGCTACAACCCCGTTTTCGTCGCGAGCGCACAGCTTCGGAGTAGCCCCCGTATAACCAGGAGGCGCGCTGTCGTAATACAAGGAAACTTTATTTGCCGCAGGACTGCTTGGCGATACCTTCTTATTAAAAGTGAGATCACTCATTTATGTAATCTCCATCGCCGCTGTTCCCGCTAATTCAATAGAAACGCCTGCGGCCAACTCGAAATGCTGCGGCACTATCACGCCCGTATTTGTGGCAATCACCGAGCTTTGCGGGGGGATGAGGCTCTCCGTCAGAACCCCGCCTACAGCGGTATCTCCGACTATCGTTGTGTCGTCACCAAAGCGAATTTTTCCCAAGCCCGTATAGATGGCACAATTCTCAGACGTTCCCGCCGTCTGATCTTCTATGTAAATGCCATAGTTGTTAGTTATTGATCCTGCGCCAGTATTGGCATTGGCCTGCATATACATGCTGTAGGCGGCGGGAACAACGGCAGCGCCGTCGTTGTGGCAATAGGTGTAAAGGCCAAACATATAAGGAGTGCCGGTATCTGCAACATTCCTTGCTTCCATGTAAAAACTAGTGGAAGCCAGCGCCCCTGCTTTGGTGCTAGTGTTGACGGCAAGCCCGGTTATATAACTGCCATCACCTTCAATTACTATTGATACTCCGGGAAGATAGTAGCTAGATGAAATACCCGCCAAAGTGTTACTGCCAGCTACATAAAATCCAGGCGTAAAAGAGCCGGAACCAGGGCCAACGGTAATTGTTCCCGTTGCCGTCAATGCATCGGTATTGGCGTTATAACTAAGTCCTGAATCAGTCGCAGGAGCAAGCGAACCCGTCTGAGAAGTCGCAAGCATTAACCATGTGGTCGTATCCGAGGCTGCATCGGAAACGGTTACTGTGGCGGCATTTCCAGTTAAATCGCCAACAAACCCGCCTGTAGCTGTCAAGGCGTTCGTGTTTGCGTTATAGGTAAGGCCGGAGTCTGTTAGAGGCGCTTGTGAACCTGTCGCGCTTCCTGAAAGCAAAACTGAGGTCGTTGTATCGCCTGCGGCATCCACCGGGATAATGTTCGTTGCAGCAGCGGCAAGCGTGGAAGCAGATGCCGTGCCGGTGATATTAGAGACTGTGAGCGTATCGGTATTGGCGTTGTAGGTTATACCACCGTCAGTTAATACTCCCTGCGTCCCGGTTTGAGATCCTGCCAGTAGAACCCATGTAGTTGTGTCCGATGCCGCATCGGTTACAGTTATACTCGTCGCACTTGTGGAACTACCGGAACTCGTTGCGGTATCTGCGTTGCCATTCAGAGCGCCTACGAATGTTGTAGCCGTCAGCGCGTTTGTGGTTGCGTTGTACGTTAGTCCTGCATCGGTCAGAGGAGACTGTGTACCAGTGGCTGATCCAGCCAACAGAACGGATGTAGTTGTATCTCCCGCTGCGTCCACTGGAATGATATTTGTTGCTGCTCCAGCGGTTAAGGACGCAGCAGTACCCGAGATGTTCGTTCCTACTAAAGCTGACGGTGTTCCTGCGTTTCCGTTGTAAGTTATAAACGCGCCAGCGGAACCAACATTAACCGCAAGAGCCGTAGCTACTCCGGTTCCGAGTCCTGTAATAGAACCAATCGCAGGGGTAATGGTTACGCTTCCAGCGGCAGTGATTAGACCCTTGGCATTGACCGTAATAGTCGATGCTTGGGTAGCACTTCCAAATGACCCCACGTTAGAATTCACAGTGGCAAGGGTTGTTGCGTTGCTTGCCTGTGGAGCCGTTATATCTCCAGTAAGAGCGGCTCTGGTAAGTAACGGTGTCGCATCAACGTAAACCAGCGTTGAGTCGATAATCGCCCCTATCGCGTCCTGGGCAATCTCTCTCGTGGTCGCGGTGTTTTGAAGTGTCGTTACCCCGGAAGTGGAAAGCGTTATATCTCCAGACACGGTTTGCTGTGTCGGAACACCCGTAGAACTGCCTATCCAAATTTTTCCCTGAGCAAGAGTAGCTAGAGTATTTCCAATTACTCCAAGGCTTTGAAAAAACGCATACCAGACCTTGCTCGCGCGTTGCGTGGCTTTCTCAAATAAATCAGACTGCGGCGTGGGTACTTTTATGCTCATTTTGTTTTAAGTTCCCCGCTTATAATCACGCGCTTAACCGGGTCAGTTACTTCGCACCAATAAACTCTTGCCGCAGGAGGTCTAACGCTTCCGAGCGGGCCAAATTTCAATTCCTTGTTGTATTCCCCCATCTTCCCCATGCTTAACCAAATCTCATTGCTCCACTTATGCCCGTCGTCATCAGACCACTTGAGCATCATTTGCGGGTCATAACCTTGGCCGGAAGCCAAGCCAACGCCGGATTCAGGTTTAATGATAAGAAACGCATGACGCACAGCTTTATCGCTGGAGCCGCCTTGGATATGCCTACAAACCCTGATAGCCGGTAATGGGTCGCCATCGTCGTCATAGAGGTCGGAACGCAACTCCATGATGCTGCCGTTCTGGTAGTCGCCTATCAGGTGTTTCCCGTTGGCATAGACGTAACAATTCGCCCTGTGACGGTTATGCGCTCCTGTATCCGGGTCTCTGTGTACCCTGCGATGCCATCCAGACTTACCGGCAGCGGCAGCAGCTACGTCATACACCCATGTTTGATTTCCTGATGGGAACTGACACCAAATGAACGTATGCCCAATCTCCACCTGTGACCACATAATGCAATCAGCAAAACTTGGCATTTTGGATATTGCATACTCAATCGCGTGAGTAGATACCCGCACCCCGGTATAGGTATTCAACCGTCTGACAATCCCGTGCTGGTCGAGAAAAAATACAGTGTTGTCTGCGTTACATGAAGCGCCAACACCGGCAAGACCGCACTTGATAGCTGATCTAAAAGACAAAGCAAACGATGCATCACCCGAATAAAACCACGCCTCGCTTATCTCTTTGCCGAATAAAATTACTTCGTCGTCATCGGCTATGATTCCCGCCAAGTCGTCAGGGTTTGATTCCGCAGATGCAAAGTCAGCGGGACTCCACGATGTTCCAGTGGTCGATATGTAATAGGTTTGCGTTCCCCCATCCGGCACCATGAAAGTGCCTTTAAGGACAGCAGCACTTATGGGATGAGATGGAAAGTCTGGGTCTGTTATCAACTCGAAAGTGCCAGTTGATAAAGTGAATGTGTAACCCTCAACCCCATCAACAATAAGAATCACAAGACCGTTAGTAACGATCTTTGCAAAACCTGTAGCTGTGTTAAGCGTCCCTAAAGTTGCTATGACGTTACCGGCGGTTTTCGAGTAAAACTTATTCCCAGTAACCCAATAGGAAATTCCCCGATACTCCATTGCAGCCCTTGAAGTTCCTCCAAGAGTGACTATGGTTGAACTTCCAGGAGTCCCATAAAGCCTCCATCCTTCGGGGTCTTTTTCGAGGTAATAGTTGATAGCCTGCTGACACGCAGCATTTACGCTTCTGGCAGCATAGGCATCACCTACGAAATCGAAGGCCATTAGAAGTTTTGAAACCTAGTAACGGCGTTATCGACGCGCTCAACATTCAGATTACGAATGTTTCGCTCTGCCTGAACCACATCAGGCTTCCAGCGTAAAATTGTCTGCTCTGAAATGCCGAACTCATCGGCCAGGTCATAAGCAATAATGTCTTTCAACCAGCGAAGCATTGATACTTCAACATCGGGTTGCGTGTTTTGTGCCGTGTCGTCGGCCACCTTTTCATAGACGAGTTTTATCGTCGTATTGGCTATAGGAACCGGCCAGAAAATAAAGCTGCTGCTGCCGTTATGTAATGCTTTTGTAGGGACTCCCCTATCGCCTTTGTTCTCAATGTCCGAGTACTGACGTATCCCGATAATCTCAATCGGATCGTCCATAGAACCGGCATGTAAGGTTATCGGGAACAGAACATCAGCCGCCGCACTTCCAGCAGTGGTATTTGCTGATAACGTGAATGAGAGAGGGGTTTTAGTGACCTTCCTCCAGAACGTCCCTAGCCTGTGCATTTCCTTCAAACGCAGATCAATAGCTTCCAAAACGATAACGGAATCATCGTTGTTAGCTGTCTGACCTATGGCGAGCTTGCCCAACTTACGCAACACCATGTCGCGTAACTGCTCCCTCGTTCTGGTAAAAGCAATAGTCACTCACTGCCTCTACAAAAGCGAACATGCATGGTCAGCCCACGCGCGAACACGTTGCCGCATTTCGGGCAGGCATTCTCGTCAGCGATGGGCGCAGCTTCGCACTCTGGCGGGACGTAACGCAGGAAGTCTTTTTCTTTGGCAATCGCCTCTAACGTGCCTCTGTCTTGGATCGTTACAGGCTTGCCATTGCAGAAAACATAACCTCGGAACTCCCGATATTTGCCTGTGTAAACGTATTGCTCGTTCATGCCGCAGCCCTTTTTTCGTCAAACATGGTTTCATAAGCGTTCACCATGACCTCGTAATCGTCCGGCCCCCATACAAGGGTCTGCCGTTCATTCCTGAATCCGAACTGACTGCCCTCTCCAAAGCCGGTGCTTTCCATAAGCATCACAAGGTCATAAGTTTTTTCTGTTGCCTTTCGTTTCGGATAGATGTTGAAAATCATGTACGGCGCTTCAGACATTGCGCACATCGACATCGGGCCGTTGTTCACTCCAAAATTCATCTCTGCCCCGGCGTAAAGTGCAAGCCGGTATTCAAGATCAAGTGGAGAGCGCTCGCATTCCTCTAACTGAACGACGCGCTTACCACGGCGCTCTAGGTAGCCCCTGAACTTTTCCCACTCGTGAACGTCAGAATTCCTATGCGTGTTTCTGAATGAGTCTCGCATCGTGATCGTCACGTACTGCGCTGGCTTCAGAGTGAATGTCGGCTTCAACAGTTCTACGTGCTTGTTTTTCTGGTACAGCTTTTCTACGTCGCCCCACGCATACGGGAACTCGAAGCCATCGGACTCGTGTACTACAGAAAAATCCATTCCAGCCAGCGCGCACATCGGCACAAGGATGTTGCCGAACCGCTTCCAGGTAACGGTCTTTGGATACTTCCACTCAGCAACGCCATTACCTATTACAAACTGAACGTGATCGCAGCCAGCGGTTTTTGCCAACACCAGCCACGACGCAAAATCAAACGTGGTAGGCCAGCGTGACAGATCGTATTTCGCGTAGATCATGCTGCCATCGCTTTCTGTCCAACGAGTTCAGAGAGGTCATACCCAATTTTCTGAATAACCGGAATCCACGCATCCGGCGATTCGTCGGTCTGCCGATAGAGGCGCACGCTGCGATACCACGGCATCCGACCTGAGTTCTGGTATCTCCACGCGGGGTTTTTAGGCGTCATCACCCAGCACGGAACGCCCAGCGCCCCGGCCAGATGAATTACCGATGTGCAGCAGGAAATAACCAGATCGCAGGATTTCACCAGCTTTGCGGTCTCGTAGTAGTCGTTCGCTTTTATATCTGGAAACTGCTTGATGCTGTAACCCTCGCCTTCCACAATAGCTATCTCGTCCTCGCAGTCGGTGTACTGCAAAGAGACAAACTCGCAGTCGTTGTTGAGTATTGATTTCCACCACGACAGAGGCACGGTGCGTTTTCTTATACGGCCAGCTTTCATACCGCCTGTCCATGAGATGCCGACGCGGAATTTTTTGCCGCGCGGTGCGGATTCCGCTTTCAGGTATGGCGTCCCTGGAAAGGACTCAGACGAGCGCCTGTAGAACTGCCCAAGCGAGCCTATGGAAATTTGGTAGTCAAACTTATCTTCGGCTATCCACAACGGCGCTTCTTCTTCTCGCGTGCCGTAGCATGCAACGCCGAACGATTTAGCGAACAGAGTTTGAAGACGGGAATGACAGTCGAGAATGACGTTGTTCGTTTTCAAAACATCAGGCACGATCGAGGCGAACATGATTTCATCGCCCAATCCTTGCTCACCGTAAATCGCAACTGTTCCAAGCGCTTTCCCGTCCCACTGCGGTTTTCCACCTAACGCCCTGTCAAGCCTCTGCTTGCACGCGAAGCCCCATTCGTATTCATCCCACGCCTTATCCCATTTGCCGGTCTCCAACAGCATGAGAGAAAGGTTCCAATGTGCCAGTGGCAGCTTGGGGTCAAGAGCCAAAGCCTTTTTGCAGTAGCGTTCCCCGTTTGCGGGGTCTCCGGCCTCTACAAAAATGCTTGAATAGGTCGCAAGCGTCTCTGCGGTAGGATTTGTTTTTATTGAGCGGTCAAACCACTTGCGAGCCTTGTCGTTTTGTCCTGAATACTTATAGGAAAGTGCGAGGTTGCAGTAAATGTCTGACGGTACAGGCCCCTTGCACGTATCAATGGAACGATGCAAAAAAACCATCGCAGTACCGGGTTGCCGGTTTTGCAGGCACAAAGTACCTACGGTCGCGAGCAATCCTGAATTGTCATGGTTCTGTGTTAAAAGCTGGTCATAGATGTCGCGAGCGCCGTCAAAATCTCCTGCGTTGTGCAGTTCCTGCGCGCGTTCCCACAGTTGCAGTTCAGCCATAGAATAAGGGGCGGGTTTCCCCGCCCCGTCTCCTGTTAGGGGTCCATACTGAAAATTGCAGTCAACACGAAGCCCCCACTCGCGGCACCCGTCGATACCACAGAAACCTTGATATCAATGGTGTCGTCCGCAGAGTAGGTGTACGGCTGATAAACCGTGTTGATCGGTGCCATTGGCGCATTTGCCGATGCACCGTATCCGGCCAAATATCTTCCCGTACTGATGCCATCGCCAACCTTGCAGACTGCGGCACCGGAGCCGCTGGCGAGCCACACCTGAACAGGTGTAGCACCAGCAGGCACCTTAATCATCTGGATCACGTCGCCAGCAGACAGCGCCGCGCCCAGAGAGTAATTGCACTGCACTGCGACCAGACCAACGCGCAAGCCCTTCGGCATAACACCTGTCTGGGCTTTTGATGCGGTAATAGTAGCCATTGTCAGGCCCTCCTTAATCAGCAGCCGCAGCGAAGAAGCCGGTCACAATCCCGTGATCCTTGGGAGTCGTGGTGTCAGCGCCCGCAGCAGTGCCAAAGCGAAGTTTTTCGATTGCGCGAATCTCCTGAACACCGACGCCGTGCAAGAACTCGTAGTCAGTGTTCTGGGTCGTGCTCTTGGTCCGTTGCGCCCATGCCAAACCAATCGCCTGCGCACCGCACAGATAGACTGGCTGAATGTTCACGCCGGACGATGCCAGCGAAGATTCGAGCGATTGGATTTCAGGGATTTCGCGCAGGATCATTCCATCCCACACCAGCGAGTCGCCGGTAAAGATGGGGTTGTCCGTGTTGCGAGCGCGGGCGTCCCTGTTGGCGAGCGTCAGGACGTTGGTAGTTGGGTTGTTTTCCGTCAGGTCGCGCCAGCAAAGCGACGGGACGAATACAACGTACCACTCCTGATCCATCTCTTTGACCTGAACCGGCTTGATCTTCGGAGATGCGGCCTGCGCCATGCGCTTCATCAGCGAAAGCGTGAGAGGTGAACACTTATCTCCAGCGCTTATAGCAAATGTTGCCGTGGCGAACGTCGCGTTATAGTTCGCGGTCGTATCACCAAATAGCAGGCGATCCTGGTTATTAGCCGTCCATGTATTGCGCTGCGTCGGAGTCGATGACGTGAAGTTCACGCCGTCAATCTGACCCAGAGCATTTACGATGCCGTCGCGCAGTTTCTTTTGCGCCCATTCGCGCAATTGAACTTTTGCGGCGTCACGCAAATCAATAACGGATTTTTGCTCGTCCCAATCATCTACCGCTACGCCGTGGCGCAGCACATCGACTGTGACTTTGTGGGAACGCGAGTTAAGGCGTTCCTCGTTACCCATCAGTGTTGCGTTGCCGGTTACACCGTTACCGACAAGCTCGTTGACGAGTGCGAATGTGACGGAATCGCCGCGTTTTTTGGTCAAATCCTCCTTGAGTTGGATGATCGCATCTTGTTCGGTGCCCATGTAGCGCTTGAAGCGCGATGCACGGACGTAATCACGAAAGAACTCGTCATCCCACTGCTGGGGGGTTAGACCCGTTGCAGCCGTGGTAATAGCCATGTGGCCTCCAAAGTTTTAAGGGGTTGTTTTTCACGACACGCCCGAAAGTCGGCGGCACTAAAAAACGCCCGATAAAACCCGGCGACGGCAACTACCAATCCACAACGCGCCCGTTCAGGTCGGCGGCACCTTACTACTACCTCGCTACGATTGATCCTAGCGGGGTTGGGCCACCCCATACAGGACGGCCCTGCGCTCCAGTGGTCCCCGGCACTTCACTCAGGGACGACGGCAGCGAATTGCGCTTCAGTTCTTCAGCCTTCTGCTTTTCAGCAAGTTCGGCCTCCCACTTGGCGCGTAACTCAATTTCGCGTTTGGCAATAATCTGCTCAACACTACCAGCTTCGCGCAATTCTATACGGCTTTTTGCGGTTTTGTAAGCAAAATCTGCCGGATTACGCGAAGCCATGAACTGTTGGGCTAGTCCAGGTATCTCCTGAACGGCCTTCGCGAATTCCTCTATCTTCACGTCGAAATCAGAATATTTCTCTCTGGCTGTAGCCTCGGAATTCTGCATACGTTCAGTTAAGAGCATTTGCTGGAATTCCTGCTTCTGCGCTTCAATGAATTGGGTTTGCTGCTTCAAAGCACCGTCAGGGTCGTCCCAGAACTGCTTAGGCGGCTCTGCCGGTTTTTGGCGTAGTTGAGCAAGCTCCTGCTCCAATGCCTGCCGTTTCCGTGTTTCCTCCTGCGCGCGAGCGAGAAAAGCCCGTTCCTGCGGCGTCAATTCCTGCTTGGGCGCGACTGGTTGGGGGGTAGTCACACTAGTGGGCGGTGTCTCCCCTTTTGCTACAAATTTTCCGTCAGCACCGCGCTCAGGGGCCGCTGCGGGCGCTGGTGCCGCAGGCTCTGGCGTCGGCGCGACCACAGGCTCAGGCGATGCAGGGGCCGCTGCTGCTGGTGCCGGTGTTGCTTTCTCGTTCAATACGTCAGATAGTTCCATAATTCTCCTTTACGCCCGATACCCGGCGACGGTTTAGTTTGTTGCTGGTTCCGGTTTTGCCGCGATCCGCATTTTTTCAAGTTCTATCTGCGCTTCAGCCTTTTCGCGCTCAAGCCTTATCTGCTCTGCCGCGCGGTCTCGTTCAATAGCCAGTTCTTCCTCAACTTTCTGTCGGGCGAGCAATAATTCCTGCTCCTGAATGAACTTTTTAAGAGTAAATTCAGCTTCCGCGCTCTCGCGGTCAAGTTTGAGTTTTTCGGCCTTCTCCGCTTTCTCAGTTTGTAATTTAGCCATTGCGTTTTGCTGCTGCGCCTGAACCTTGGCGACACCCTCAGCATCGTCGGTCTTTAATTTCTGGTTTTCTTCCTGCAACTTTTTCATTTCCTCCCGCATCTGCTGCATTTGCATCTTGACCTTTTCCGGTATCTCACCGTCGCCGCGCAGATTCTTCAGCACGCGCTCTTTGTGCGGGATTGCGGACGACATCACCATAACTTCGATCAACGCTGGAGGCGCACCGGACTTGATTACTTCTGCCAAGCCCTGAAACTGCTCAACTTCCATGCTTGGAACGTCTGGAGCGTCGGCAACCTGAATATCGACATCGAGTTCAGCGACGTTGTTATGAGTCATCGGTTGATTAAGCACAGGATTTTGCTCAATCTGAGCCTTCATCTGCATAAGGGCTTCAGGAGGAGCGCCCTTCTCCTTCGCGGCGAGCAGCATCAGGTCGCCTTTAGTTATTTTCTTATTCAACCCTACAAACTTAATATTTTGCTCGTCGTCCGTGACTCTTATCCACATCTCATCCGTCCAGTACTTACGGATACAGTTCCAGACTTTTTTATAAACCCGCATATCGAAGTGTTTAAGCACTGCGAACAGGGGAGCCAGTTCAGTTTGGCCGGCCATCTGACGGGTTTTTAGGGCGACACCGGACTGACTTCCTTCCAGTTTTCCAGAGACGGCGGCATTGAAGCCTACAGCGTCGATTTCCTGCTTGGCTTCGGTCAAAAGACTAAACTGACCAGTAGCCATGTCCCCTGTTTTGAGAATTTCAAACAGCATTCCAGGGGTCGTTTCTATTACGCCGTCAGGTTTTGCAAGCTCAGATTTAACTTTGTTTACATCATCAACAGCCCCGCGCTCAAGCTGAACCTGCCTGACACTGAGTAGATGTAAAGCCTTGCTGCGTCTTTTGTTGATTTCGTCCTGAACGTCAAGAAGCTGTTTTCCCGGACCGTACCTACCTCCATCCCGGTCCACGTTAGCACTTGCGAACTCATACGGCCATTCCGCCTCCCCTTCTTCGTTCACATAAGGCGAGGTCATCGGATCTTTTAGATACCCTCCTCTCGTGAAACAGCAATACTTAATCGTTCCAGACTCGCGGTAATACAGTTCGATGATCTTTACTCTACGTCTGTCGGCCTGCATCCATCTCGGCTTATCGTCGTAGGTCTGTCCTGTCTCTCCGAACATTGCTTCAAGGATATTTGCCTTATCCGTGTAGGTCGCTACCGCTATGTCGTAGTCCATCCATACGACCTGACCTAACCACCTCGCATCGGAAAAGTCCTTACGCCTGCTATGAGGGTCATAAATAATCCGATCCCAAAAAACATGATTGATGACGATTTTGTAACTATCGCCTTCTTTCTTCGGCTTTTTTACGATGACCTCACAACCTCCGGTCCCTTCTATAGCAAGATTCTCAAATGCAGCAGAGCGTGTTTCACTGTAAAAATTATCCTGCAACACGAATCTAATAGCTTCGGTCGCTGCGTCGGCGTCGTGATCTTCTTTCGGGGTTCTCGGAAAACACTTTGCAGTAGTCCTCATGGTCTTTTCCATACCGAAAAGACCGTCCATCTTCGGCTTGAAACGGTTTATGACTATCGCGGCCTGTCCGCGCTCTTTCAGTATTTTTGCCTCGGCGTCAGTCCACTGCTTGCTGTCGTTGTAGTCCCTGCATTTTTCTGAAGTAGCACGAGAGTCAGCCGTCACATCCTCGGCAGAATTGATCCACTTGATTAAAGTAGCGTGTTCGATGGTTCCATGTGAAACCGTCGAGACTTCAGGTTCGCTCTGAACGTCAGGCTGCTTTTTCTTTGCCATTTATTCTCTCTGCCTGTTCAAGAACGAACTGCGCTACAGCCATATCACACCGCCATTGAATGTAAGGCTCAACCTCGCGCTGCATGTGTTCAGGAAGCGGATTCACGCCCACAGCTTTCGGTGTCGCGCAGATCGTACAAATAATGACGCCGTTATCATCAGTACCCCCACGACGATAGTACAGAAATGCCTTGCATTTCGAGCACTTCGGGTAGCTTTCGTCGGTGTAGTCAATTACGCAACCCGCCACGATTCACCTTCCGCTTCAATCCTGTCGAATATCCAATCCCGCGCAACAGGTTTCTTCTTCTCTACGTGCCTTAACCACGGTCTACTGTTACAGGCGTACATGACTTCATCTGAACAGTGATCTTCCTGATCGGTGTCGATACTCTCAGACTGGATTCCGAACTTATGATCGTCCATTACTAGATCAGGCATGGTTCTCCAAAAACCGGCATGACAGTTTCGGGTAGCAAAAAGCATCGGGCCGTCATCATTACCGGCTATTCTTGCTCTTACTTCTACATACCCGTTGTGTCTGGAACCTGGGCCTTTAGCTGAAGGTCTTAAAACGCATCCATGCTTATTAAACGTCTCGGCTATAGATGGGCCTCCATCTACCTTCCACATCGAAGAATCTGCGATACGGTAGGCCATGTGAATACCGCCCTCTTTCGCTAGAATTCCTTTAGCTACCTCCGGTGCCTCCATCCTCAGACCTTCGTTCGGAGTTCCGTTCCATCCATACCACTCGTCAAAACGGATCATTGCCCCTCTTTGAATCTTCACCCCCCCAACGTCCATCTGGTCACCAGCTATCGCCCACATACCGTAACTGAAAGGTCTAGCACTTCCCCAATCCAAAGAACCGAACTTCAGCCATTCAGGAGGTATTTCAAACGGCTCAAGACAATGTGTTTCACGTCTTAATTTCTCAAAGGCTTGTCCAGCAATAATGTTCCAATCTCCATCCAACATCGCCCTTACAAGAGACTCTGCACCAAGACCTCTAAGCCTGTTCGCATACTCAGGGTCGTCCTTGGTCAAATGCGGGTTATCAGCTAACTTCGCTGGAATAAATTGCCGTAACATCCCGCCTTCATCTGGCGATGTTTTCCATTTCTCCATAGGAGGTTTGGGAGAGATAAACGTACGCTTAACCCAAGCATGACCTATGCTTCCAGGATTACTGCCAGCTTCAATTCTTGGAAGTCTGTGCTTACAGGCATCAGGAACTTTAAGACCAGCCCTACGAACCCGGCTTCTAAGAAACCGATACTGATACTCGGAAAAGTGGGTAAGCTCATCCATAATCAAAACGTGAATCTCAGCACCCCGGTACTTTTCAACGTCGTTCTCTGAATCGCAGTAACAAAGATGCAAAATGGAGCCCTGCGGAAACTCAAACTCATTTTCTACGCTTCGATACTTGACCTGTTTCGACTGAATCCCTTTATCCAGCATCACAAAGAAACTCGTCGGACCTCTTAAATGGTTGTCCCGTAAATCCGTCAACGTCCTTCTAAACAGATAAACCTGTATCCCCGGAACCTCCAGACACCACCTGATTGCAGATATCCGAAGATAAAAACTCTTACCCCCCCCTGCCGCCCCTCCGTATAAAACCTCAGTGGCGTCGGTCAGGTACGCTTCTGTCTGCTTAGGTTCTAAATTAACTTCCACGAACCTTCACCCAAACGTCAGGACCGTCCGCAGCCCCTCTCCTGCACTCAACCCGCTTCTTCGTACCGTCACGGTCAAGGAATAAAGTAATTCCATCCCCCGTTACCCCCTCCCCACCAAGATACGGATACCGATCATCAATAATCTTAGCTTCTGGTAAGTCCCAACACTCAGGAACGGTCTTAGGACGCACGGCGCTTCCTCATGTATTCGCGCATATAAGCGTTGTAGTCATCACGGCCCCTTCTGTTCTGCGTCCTGCGTGAGACCTTTGGAAACAACGCCACGACTTTCTCGTTAATCGCAGCGGGCTTTTCTGGTAAAAGGCCACGGCCTTTCTCTGGTTCGTTAATCGCAAGCGGTTCTGGCGCAATAAAGGCTTTAGCTTCTCTGTTAATCGCAGCCTCACGTATCCTTCTCGCTACCGAGCAATGCATCAACGGCGAGTGTTCGTGCTTACAGAGCAGGCAAGGTCTCATTTATGGAAATTTGGTAGACGGGGATATACGCTCACGGCATCGGCCCTTGCGTCGTCTTGGTAGGACATCCCCCCCCCTATCGACCCGGGCAGGCATGAGGATGGGCCATAGCGGTCTTTATTTCTGCTCGCATCATCGTCATCGATCACTGTCTGTCTCATAACACATCAATCGCAATGCACCATTTATAAGTCATTGATTATTAACGATGTGTAAAAAACAACACTTCGTATAATATCCAGTATGTAAATGACACATAAATCATGAATACGTTATTTATCAACTGCTTGCGTTAACTCGCCCTCAATTATGTCAATGCTGCGCTGCGATTGTGCTGGTGCAACATTAGCCAGATTTACCATGATTAGTGGGCCATTAGGCATGGTGTGCGCGATCTCCTGCTTCGGGCCGAAGTTTTTTGCATCACGTACGCCAGCCAGATGCGACCATGAACGATAGGCTTCGCGGGCACGCGCGAGCGGAAAGTCAGATTCGGCAGATTCAATCTGTTCATTCCAATAAATCAGCTTTTCAGAAAAGAATCGCGTTCTAGCGCCAGCGACATCCGGCTCTGACGTAATCCAGTTGCGTAGAGTCCGTCCTGTTATGGGCAGCTTTAGACGTTCCACGATGTCATCAGTAGGAACGCCCTCAGCGAGTAGTGCGGACACATCCTTGAGGATTGCGGCTTTATCGAGGCCGTGTTCTACGACTGCGTTACTCACGCTCTCAGCCTTTCAGGCACACGGGGCAACGAAGTGTTTAAACGTGCCATCCCCTTACCCCTTCCAGAGTATTAGGTGTTGCGCGCTTTGATTGCCCGATCTTGATGATCGTCGGCCTGTTCTCGTATCCGTGGCGAGCCGCGTATTTGCTCGCTTATGCGTGTTTCACGTTCTGGCTGCGCTTGCCGGTGGTCGCGTTGTGGCGCGATTGCACCCGTCCTGAAGCAAGTTTATAAACCTATTTTTTCTTCTTGTGGGCTTGAGACGATTACAGTTGTAATGTCTGAGCAGTATTCAGCATGAATGGCCTTGAGCATTTCGCCCTCGATGTGGCGTGGCTCGCTCCCATCTATCCAGCGTTGCACTTGGATTAGCTGACGGCACATCATTACCGCTAGTTTGTAGGGTGTTATTCCCTTTGAGCCTAGTTCAGCTATCACCTTGGGCCAGTCTATGCGCTGCGGCTCAGTCACAATAAACTCACCTGTTCGTAAGATCGGGTTACCTCGTCATAAGCGTCAAATAGCGGCTCCTGCCTGTATGCGTTTGTGATGCGCTCGCAGGCGATTTCGTAGTATTTCGGCTCAATCTCAATTCCGATAAATGACCGCCCAAGCTGCGCGCACGCTACGCCTGTTGTGCCGCTGCCCATGAAGGGGTCTAGGATGATTTGCGCGTCACGCTGCGGTTCAATCAATTCCCGCAGTAACTGCAACGGCTTTTGGCTGTTGTGTCCCACGCTTTCAGGGTGCATCTTCGTCGCCACAGGAAACACCGTGAATACATCGGGAATCACATACGGCTTGCTTGGCGGCTTAGATCCTGTTGGACCAATCCACACAATCGGCTCCCAATGCCATTTGAAATTGGCTAAGTTACCGGCGAGCACAAACGGCTTATGCCATATCAGCACTCGCCATATCGTAGCGATGTCCCGCATGTAGTCGCCCAATTCCCATACCCGCGCGTGGAAAGTAAACATTGCATACGGGGCTACCGATAACCACGATTTCGCCCATTCCGACAATTTCATTTTTACAAGAGAATCGTCCCATCCGTCGCGCGCCAACCCATACGGCGGATCAGTAATAACCGCGTCCACCTTTGGTAGAACCGGCAATATCTCAAGGCAATCCCCAAGCAGCAGCACAGCATTCCCTATGCGCTCTATGCGCTTCCACGGGCCGGTGTCGGGTATGTTACTCACGCCTGCCGCCTTCTTTGCGCCAATTCCACCGCCATCGTGTACAGTTCCGCGATAGTTTCAGCAGCCTTAACCAAAGCGTAAAAGTCAGCCGGATACTGCTGCAATCCTGCAATGTCGTTTACGTCCTTTATAGTCTTATCCAGGTTCATGGCGTTCAATTTCGCTATGGCTTCTTGTGGGGTCACGCCGCGACTTCTTTAGCGAGATATTCATTCACCCAAGCAAGCAAGCCCCATTCCCGCTCATGCGGTACGCGGTACATTGAACAGAAAGCCCGCTCTTTTAACGTGTGAAAGCCTGTGGCGCCCTGATGGTGTTCCCGGCATAGTCCAGCAGTCAGAAAGTCATTACGCTTGCTTGAGCCTTCGCCTATGTGATGGACTTCGCAAGGGGTATAGCCATACCCTAACTTCCTGCAAACAACGCAGCCAATAGAGGCTACGCGCTCCATGTGGTCACTAGCCGCGCTCATGGAATTGGACTCCCAACTTAGCCCCGAACGCTGTAACCTGCTCCATGAACTCGCCAAAACCGAACTTGGTTAGCTGTGTCGTGCTCCCGATGCAAACTATGTTCTGATCCGGGCAGGAATCCCACTTGCGATAATTCGCAGGGTCTTTAACCCGCAACTCCAACTCGTGCCGGTCGCATGTGTTTTCATCAGGCAAAAACCTGTTTTTAAAATACTCATGCAGGACTTCCGCTGAATACTGGCGTCCTTCTACCCATGCCTGTTCAGCAATCTCCCTAAGTGGCCCCGCCCAATAAGCCGCGTTTTGATCCAATGAACGCGCTTTCGGCTCCTCACCCACAGTAACCAGGATCGGCCTATGCGGATCAATCGGCATGTTTTGAATCAACGCTACGGCTAAGTCTCGTTGGTCTACCCCGATTATTCTTATCCTACGAGTCTGGAATTTTGGACGTAGCTGCTTGGCGTCGGACATATTGCTCATGGCTTAATCGGCACCATTTCGCCTTCCATCGAATCCGTCATGATTAGCGTCATATTCGCGGCCTTCGCCGTGGCCTCAAGGTCGCACGGACAGAGGCAACCATCCTCCGCAAACGGCTCTGCATACCAGACCGTATCCAGCAAGGGAGTAACGCCTATCAATTTCGCCAGTTCCGCCTTAGTCGTGGCAAACTTATCGCCGACTTTAATCTCAACGCACATCACGCCACCTTCCCATACTTGCGCCAGTTCTCGCGCTTACAGGTTAAACATCGAATACACGGATAGCCCTGATACATAAAAATGTAGGTATTGGCCTCGTCTTTTACGTGACCACAGCGGAATAATTTATCGGACTCGAATTCATACACGGCCCACTGTTGGTACGGTTTGTGGGTGTCTTGGATGTGTGGGAACCAGGAATTCACGGTTCTACCTCCGGTTCGTCCGCGCTCTGGTACGGGTAAAGCGGGCATTTCAGCGCCGTGCAGTTCTGAACGTCCATCCGGGTATATCCAACACAACGCAGACAAAACGCCTTGATTCCGGCCTGCCTGCTGTTCCCGGTAAAGGCTCTTAGAAAGACTCCCTGATACATCGGCGGCACTTCCTCCATGACTTCGTGTTGTGCCTCAGTTAATTCGCCTGTTTTCATGACTTAAACCTCAAGTTATCCGGCAGATAACGCCGGGAAATGAATCGGACTGCCTTTGTCGCTACCGGCATACGTCCAAAAACGGAAAATGGGCTGCGGATTGCGTTTATTGGCACTTTGGATCACAACAGCGCCAATTCAATTTGAGACAACGCCCGCCCTGACTTAACCATTTCCGGCGTAAATCTAAGCAACCTCCATCCAGCCAGCGACAGCGCGTTGTATTTCAAACAGTCATTTTCAAAGCCCGCGCCTCTGGTATGCCGTCCGCCTGTCCATATGCCGCCTTCAATTTCCACGGCCAGCATCTTGTCAGGCCAAGCGAAGTCAACCCGCCAGCGCCTAGGGGGCGAAAACCTGTATTCCCGCTTCCAATCCCCGATCTTCTTGACGTGTAGCTGCATGGCAAGCATTTCCTCGCCTTCGCTGCCTTTTTTGGGCGCAGATACCTTCAGAGGCTTACCGCGTTGCTGTGGCGCGTTCTGGCGCGATTTAGGGGGTGTTTTGGACTCCCCGAAGTCAGGGTAAATATCGCCCTGCCTCCAAGCATCCTTGTTTTTCTCGCTCTTAGCCTTTACCGACTCTGCGGATTGGAAAAGCCTTGTCATTTCAGTCCTTCGGCTTGCATGATTGCGCGTCCGATGATTTCGGGGATTTGCGGGACGACGGAGTTTCCGAGGGCGGTAAGCTCGTCCATCCATTCGGGAAGCCCATAAGCCACTCGGTCATTCTCGGTGTCTGCCGGCGCCCAAGTTTCGCAAGGGCTACTCCCAAATACGAACCCATTCTCACCCCACGCCTTGCATGACTTTCTACTGCTCTCAAAAAACTCTGTTGAGATATATTGTTGCGCTTGCTCCCGTCGCTCGCATTCGGGGTAGGCAATAATCCACGCCCTATCTCTGATATGCTTGGCGCCAAGGTAGGCAGCTGGTATGCAATGCCACTCCGCGTCATACCCGAACGAGGCCAAGTCTGCGAGAACTCTGCCAATTCCCCTTGTAAGCAAATCTGCTGAGTTTTCCACGATGACGAAGCGCGGTCGTATTTCGCTAATAACGCGTGCGTATTCACCCCATAATCCGCTTTTGGTGCCATCAATGCCGCGTCTATTGCCGGCCGGCGAAATGTCCTGACAGGGGAATCCGCCGCAGATAACGTCAACTCCGGAAACATCTGCACCTGTGAACTTTCTGACATCATCAAAGATCGGGACATCGGGCCAGTGTTTTCGCAGGACGGCGCGGCAGAATGGCTCAATTTCGCAGAAGGCAACGGTGCGCATTCCAGCTCTTTCGAGCCCGAGGCTAAAGCCGCCAATGCCTGAGAACAAATCAAGGACATTCACTTAATCCTCCACTGAACCGGCGCAGGAATGGCTACCACCTCGCGCACAGGAATTTCCCTTGAAAAGTCCAGCCAACAATCAGCCCGCGAACATCCGGTAACTTTATTTTCTCCAGATAAAGCCTTGTGGCAGATGCGGCAGGGGACTGTCATAACTGCATTGCCTCAATCATGCGTTTAGCCCGCGCCTGCTTACGTGGCGAACCGCTTTGCTTGAGCGACAGAAGTTTGGCTACCTGCTTATTGCCGCCGTACAGAGCTATCCCTAGGTTGCAACAGACAATAGCTACTGGCGCATACCCGACTCCAATATCAACGTAGTGATACGGGTCTCGCTTGCAAAACGGGCAACGCTCTTCGATCATTTGATTTTCCTCTTAGCCTTACTCAATGCGTTTTTCCGCGCTCTTTTCTCGCCCAAGTTTTTAAGGTGTTCCAGGTATTCGCCAAACCTGCTGCGCTTACCGAAAAGTGGGAGTGAGGTAGGAGCGGAACTCATGCGCCCCACCGATAAGTAACAATCCTCTTTGCTTTTAAGCCGCGAAGTAATTTAGCTCCGGGATTACGCTTGCCGCGCAGAAAATCGCTCAGATATTGCTCGCTTACACCCAATTCCTTTGCCGCAGATTTATGGTTTGGATAGGCAAGTTCAATCCAGTTGGAAACCGCATACACGAATTGCTCTTTCGTATGAATGCTCATATAATTTTCATCGCCCGTGGCTCAGACACGAATTCCGGCATATATTGAAACCGGATAGGCGGCAGCCGAAAGATAGAGCGTCCCCCGCAAGGGAAGGTCGTGGGTTTGATCCCCACCGGGCAACATTTCATCCCGCCCCCTTCTTCACCAGCAATTTCATGCGGCCTCCTCATACCTGCGATTGGCAAACTTGCGCACACCGTTCCTCACAAAAGCTCGCATACGCGCAACGTGTTCCGCTGTCGTTTCATCAGGTAATTTCGCCATGCCGTACTTGTCCAGATTTGCATGGGCTTCGTCTGCATAGTGCTGGTCGTAATGCTTCATGCAGAGATTGGCCCATCCTGTTTTTGTCTGGATTTTTACCTTTGCCGTGAACGTGCAGGCATGGTGAGCACACGGAACAGTAGGGTTAGATTCAAACGCCACATTAGCGGGACGCTTCCAACCACAACCGCAATACTTTGAATTTCCAATCTCGCCGCCACACTTCCCGCATTGCATAGCATCACTCCTTTGGTTCAAACAGGTCGGCCCAACCGTTCATGGCGCTTCGCATAAGAACCTGTGCCGGTTCATGGCCGCGCTCGCGGAAGTTCTCTAACTTCCGAACTGCAAGCTGTAGCGCGTAGGTTGTCGGCGGTTTTCGGGTTTTCTTGCGAGCCTCTACCCATGCATCCCAATGCTCTTTTGGAATCCACTCCGGAACGACAAAGGGCGCTTGCGCCGAAGCCGTTGCCCTTGTATTTGTTTTTGAAGTACCCCCAACCCCAACCCCAACCCCAACCCCAACCCCTACCCCTCTCGAAGCGTTACTGGAGGCCTGCGGCAGGTCTGCGCTAGGATTTTTTGCAGGCGCTTGATTAGATTCAGAATGTTTATTTTCTGGATACGGAGATTTCGGACATTTGCGAGACCAGTACCTGCGTGAGTTCTTGAAGCGCGGGATGTGCCAATACTCCTTTCCGCCGACTTCGTAACGCCTCAAAAGGTCGGCGTCTTGCAGGTCGCTCAGGAGCTTGGTTGAATCCACATCGGTTTTAACCTGCGTGAAGCCATGCATCCAACGGAACATCTTGCGGGTTCCGCCCTCCAAGTTTCCGTAATCGTCGGCCAGTAAAACCATGCCTATAAACACCAGACGATGAGTGTCGGTAGGTAGATCGAGCCAGCGTGTAGATTCGAGAATCTCATTGCGGATTATTCGATCAGGCACTTACTTTCCCTCTGCCTGCGCGCCCATAATTGCGGTTACATCATCAGGTGTGAGCGCGAACCATTCTCCGCGTTTGCGCTTTGCTTTATAGGCGCGATGCAAGCGTTTTTCTAATGCCGCCGCATCCGTGGTTTCAAAGGTCGCTATAACCTTTGCGGCAAGCGGCAACTGCATTCCGCGAATTCTTTTCTCAGGACTAACGCTACGCCCAATCTTGTAGAGCGAGCCGCACTTAATTAGATAGACGTGGTTTTTCTTAGTCGTTACGTTCGGAGCATCCAGCGACGCGACAGCCATACCAACGTGATACGCTCTACCGTGTACGCATTCCTCTACAATGCGCCTCACGTATCTACCGACATCGACGCCCGCAGCCATTGCGAGCGCCTTTATGGTGTTCATGGTCTCGGACTTCAGACGCACATGGACGGATTTTTCGCTCATTTCCGTGGGCCTCCGCCTGTATCCGCAGATTTCCGCAATGTTCCGCAACGCTCCATGCGCTCACGCATTAAAGTGAACTCATGGTATTCGCCAACAATTGCCTTCGTGAGCAGTTTTTCCCCGAGAGCGGCCATGTTGCCTTCGGTGTGAAATTCAGCCATGACGCGCAGCATGTCGTGTATGTCGGGGTCGATTTCCGTGCGGAAATCCTTGCCGCGCATACTCATTTAGGTTCGCTCAATCACGTCTCAGTAGAAAATGCCCCGATGCCAGAAGGCACCGAGGCGAAGCCGCAAGCGTCAGGGAGGGGAGCGCCCGCGGAGAAGTCATGCGGCAGCCCCCAACAGGCCGCGATACTTCTTAATAATGGCCGGATCAGCCTTGAGCGCCCCGCCTGTGAGCTTCTGGAATTCGAGCTGGCGCTGTTCTGGTACGCCGCTGTCCTGCCACTCGCAAACGGACGGTTGTTTTAGCCCTATGGCCTCGGCAATCGCGCCCTGTGTCTTGTAATGCTTGATTAGGTCAGAATAATTCATAGGCGCTATTTTAGGCACACCTAAAACCAATGGTCAAGAAAAATCTTAGCCACGCCTATTGCTTCCGGCAGGACAATCCGGCTATGCTTGCTTATTCCCCAGCAAAAATTATTGCGTTAAGACAGGAGCGCGGCCTTAATCAATCTGAGTTGGCGCGAAAAGCCGGACTTTCTGCGCCTACTGTATGGGCGTTGGAAAATGGGGAAACGAAGATGCCGAAGTATGAGACGTTAAGGGATATTGCCGCC